ATACAGGTGGGAACCGGAACCTAGGGCGTGGGGGCCGGTTTCCTTGATCGCCTGGTGCAGGCTCTTAGGGGATCGGACAGTGGTGCCCAGTGCCGTGCTGCGGGGTGCTTTCGGGGCGGAGTGGACTAGTTTGTCCAGTTGCGCCTTAGGCACCTGGTCGAGCACCTGGGCGGCGGTGCGTTCACCTAGGGTGGTGGCCTGCTTTTCGACGGTGGTGGCGGCGCGGCCCATTTTGCCGATAGCGGTGTTGATGATCCTGCGGAGGTGACGGACTAGTCCGGGCCGGTTGGGGTTGGGGTTGGCTGCTTGTTCCGCGACGTGCTTAACGATACTGCGTTCCAGGTCGGCGGCAATGTTGGCGAGGGGTTGCCAAATGCCGTCCAGTAGATCCGGGCTGAACCCCTCACGGAGAGACGGAATGACCCATTTCTTGCGTTTCTTCTGGGGGCTGATCGCGGGGAGGTTCGCCACTAGTCGGTGTCCTGTTCCTGTTCGTCAAGGTCGTCGGGGGTGTCCACGTCCTCTAGGTCGGGGTCCATTCCTTCGGTGGGGGTGGCGGCGTCGTCCTCATCGTCGTTGGGTGGGCCAAACGCTAGTTTCATTTCCACCTCGGCGTCGTTGCGGATACGGGCTAGTTCCTCCTTGACCTGCGCGTCGGTCCAGTCCGGGTTGTTGGCCTGAATGCCCTGGTACTGGGAGATGGTGCCGCTGCTGCGTTTCGTTGCGACGGTCTGGGCTGTTTCTGCCTCGGACACGATGTGTTGTGCGGCGAACCGGACGACGGGTGTGTCGGTGAGGTTGACGCCCTGTTCCGGGAAGTGGATGGCGTCGAGTTTCATGACGATTTCCACGAACTTGGTGAGGGCACGCTTGGCGAACGTGATCTTGGAGGAACGGGTCGTTTCGGTGATGTTGTTGCTGGAGTCCACGGCGGTGGCGGTCACCGCCAGTGGGCCGTCTGCGAAGTGTTGTGCGCTGATACCGACGTGTTCAAGAATGTGCTGCTTAATCTCGGTGGACGTTTGGGCGTGTTCCTCCCACCGGATCGGGAACTTGACGTCCTGGATCGGTGGGGTGCCACCGTCGGCGGCTGATCCCATGCCGGTTTGGGTGCGGACGTACAGGTGCTTCTCGGAGTCGTAGGACGCGCCTTCGCCGGGGCCGTGGTCGGGCACCATGTCCTCGCTGATGAACAGGCGGGATTTAGCGTCTTTGACGTCCCGGAGCCATGAACTGTGCACCTCGTCGAGGGCGTCGAACTCCCCCTCAATGCCCTCGTAGTCGGAGCGTCCGAGGAAGGACAGGCCGGGGCGGTCGTGCCAGATGCGGTTGGGTTGCAGGTTGGGGGCGTACACAACGTCTAGTTCGTCGAGTCCGGTTTCGACGGTGGCGGTTAGTTCGTCGTCGTCGGGGGTGAGCCAGCTGGTCGCGGGGTGGGTGTCGAGGGGGACTTGTTCGCCTAGGTGCGTTTCGGTGCCCGCGTGAAGGGTGTGGATGATCTTGCCCTTCTCGTGGCGTTCGAGGTGGCGGATGACGGGGCTGTCGCCGGGTTCGGAGACGATGACCCAAAACGTGACGGCGACAAGCCTGTTGTAACGGGTTTCGGGGATTGCCCGGTCCGCCTTGATGTGGGAGGGGACTACGTGGTCGGCTAGTTCGCGGTCCCACCAGGGGCGCAGGTACACCCCGCCGAGGACGGATAGCCACTCCCCCATTTCAAATAGTTCCGCACCGTAGGCGTCGGTGCCGAAGATCTTTTCCATGCGTTCGACGATGGCGGGGTCTGCTTCGTCGGCGGGGCCGGGGCTGATACGGGCGGGTTTGGAGAACAGGAGTCCGGCGGAGGCGCGGGAGACGCTGGCGGGGGCGGAGATGTGGCGGCGGGCAGTGCCGTCGTCGTTGGGTCTGCCCCAGAAGAAGGTGTTGTTTTCGGTGCCGGGTTGGTGGCCGAGGTTGTAGCGGCGGGTTTTGCGGTTGGCGTATTTGTTGTGTACGGCGCGTTCTCGGTAGATGGTGGCGAGTTTGTCGGGGTCGCCTTCCCACCATGCGAGCCAGACTTGCATTTCTTCGGCCATTTCTGCGAATGGTTCCGGGGGCCACGGGGTGTCAGCGGGGTATGGGCACGTCATGGTGTGAGGTTTCTCCTATGGGTGTGTGTGCTTTTTGTGGGGTGAGCCTACAAGGTGGTGCGAATATGTCGTCGCCAGCGCTTTTCTGTGGTGACGATGGCATAGCGTAACGCGTCGATACTGTGGTCGGCGGATTTGAGCACCTGGTCAATGCCTTCGTCGGTGGCCTTGGGGTCCCAGGTGTAGCCGGGGAACTCGGAGATCAAGCCGGTACAGCGTTCGTTGATACGGAGTTTCCCGGTGGACAACAGTGCACCGATAGTGCGGATACCGTAGAGGACGTCATTGTTCGCCGGGTAGGTGGTTTTTCCGTCTTGGGCCAGTTGCACGCGGAACGACGCGGCGGCGGGGTCCACCACGACGGGCACGTCGTCAATGTCGGCGTTGTAGGGGTCGTGGCGGAGGTTGAGCCAGTCGCGGATACCCTCGGACAGTTGCGCGTCTGTTTTGCGTGTTTCTCGGCTGCTGGGGGCGTACCGCCATTCATTGACGGCGTACAGGCAGTCATCGGAGCCTAGGCCAATGGCTATGGCGGTGGTGGGGTTGGTGGTGCCGTAGTCGATGCCTACGGCGAAGTATTTAAGGATCTCGGGCATGTCGTCGTCGCGGACGATGTGGTCGGCTTCGTTCCACATGTCGAACACGGCACCTTCGGCGGCGACCCATTGGCCGAGGATGAACCGCTTGTAGAACAGGCCGGTGAACTCGGATTCTAGGGATTGTTTGTAGCCGCGTGAGAGTGACGGGTTGTCGTCGAGGGTGAAAAACCAGGCTTTCCAGTTGTGGAGTTGACCGGCGTCCTTGTCGGGGCCGATACGGTCGAGGTACTTCTTTTTGAACCAGTGCTGCGGGTTGTCCGGGTTGGTGGTAACGAACGCTTGTGCGCCGGGCACGGACATGCGGCCTAGCAACTGGGTGAAGAACTCCTCGGACAGGATGGTGACCTCATCGACGTATGCCCCGGCGAGGGTCATGCCACGGATTGCTTTCTCCGCTTTGCTGTCGGACGCGCCCATGACGTAGACACGCCTGCCCATGATGGTGGCGAACGGTGCGCCGGAGGTGTATTTGACTTCGTTGGCGAGTGGGCCGAACACGTCGGGGTCTTGCATCGGGGCGATGACGTTACGGGCCAGGGAGTCGCGGGTGCGGCCCACCATGACTAGTTGCCCGCCCTTGGGGGCGTTGGCGATGAATAGGAGCCAGCGGATTGACGACGCGAAGGTTTTGCCGGAGCGGATCGCGCCGGACCAGACGTTTACGCGGGCGGTGGAGCGTACCAGGGTGCGGGCCTGTTTCGGGGAGATCGGTAGGCCGTTGAGGGTGTTTTTTTGTTGGGCTAGGGGGTGGTCGTCGTTGATTTGTCTCACTGGGTGTCGGTGCCTCCTTGGGGGTCGGGTTGCTCGTCGGGGTCGGTGGTGATGTCGTAATCGTGGTCACGGTCGTCGATGGTGAGGCCGACGTCGTGGGTGATGAACTTGGCAAGGCCGTGCACCAGGTCGGTGAGGACGTTCTTGGCGTTGTCCTTGGTTTCGATGTGTGCGCCGTCGAGGAGGCGGTCGATGGTGTCGATGGTGACGTTGACGGCTTTCATGCCGTCGGATTGTTCTTTCAGGGGCGGTTCGTCGAGGTTGACGGTGACGGGTCCGGCGGGGCTGTTGGCGACTAGTTGGTACTTGTCCCAGACGCGTTCCCGCATACTTTCGGCGTCTTCGATTAGTGCCTCTGCGAGTGCGAGGCGTTTGGCGTTGATGATTGCCATGCGTGCGGCGGTGGCCTCGGCGGTTTGGGATCGGTCGGTGTCTGCGCCTGCCTTGCGGAGTTGGCGGGAGATTGTGCCGGGGTCGAAGTTGAGGATGCGGGCGATGCTGCGGACGCTGTGGCCTTCCTCGTGGAGGGTGAGCATGGCAAGTTTGTCGTCGTTGCTGAAACGCTTTTGGGGGGTGTTCATGCTGGTCCTTGGGGGTTTTTACTTTTTGTTGCGGGGGCGTTGGCCGGGCCACATTTTGAAAACGATTTGGAAGTATTGGGCGGCGAGGCCGTTGATGTATCGGGCGGGTACGCCTTCCTTGCGGAGTGCGCGGGTGAGGGCGGTGTAGGGGTGGGGGTGTGCCGCCCAGCGCGAGAGCCCCGGTCCTGCGGTCCAGTACTTGACTAGGTGACGGGTGTGCGGTAGCCCCATTGGGCCGTTGGGTTTGGGCATGTGCGGTGAGCCTCGTGTTGGGTGTGTTATGTTTGTCAGGTGCGGATGTTGGTTTCCGCACAGGCTAACGGGTTGTATACCGTTGCGGTCCTGTGGTGGGGCCGTGATTTGGTCCGTTGGTTTTCTTAGGTTGGTGGAACACCCCCGCCTGGTCGTGGTTGGCCGGGAGTACGGGGGTGTTCCTTTTTTGTTGGTTCAGCCCCCCGGCACATTGTGTTGTGCCGGGGGGCTTTTGTGTTGGTTGGGGGTTAGAACGCGGTGCCGTCCATGCGGGGCGTGGGCGGAGTGTCTCCGCTGTTCTTGCGGCGGAGTTCGACTAGTTCGCGGGCGTCGTCGGCTGATGTGCCCCACCCGTAGCGCATTTGCTCTAGGTCGGCGTCGCTGCGGCCCAGGACGGTGCTGTCGCGGCCTAGGAGGTCGTAGTCTGCCTGCAGTTTGTCCACGTAGGTACGCGCACCGTCGATGCGGCCTAGTCCGTCGTACAGGCTGCCGTGCCCCTTTCCGTCGGGGCCGGTGATCTTGTACCCGCCGATGCTGTTCCGCTCGTTGGAGATGAGGAATGCGCCCCTTTGGATCTTGCCCTGTTTGAGGGTTTCACCTGGTTGGAGGTGCTTCTTCATCATGCGTCCGCCGGTGTGGACTTCGTAGGCGTTGGGGTCTTTCTTCGCGGGGGTGAGTGGCATAACCGGGTCGGGGGCGGTGGTGCCTTCACGTCGTGCGAGTTCCGCGATCATGATGTCGCGTTCACCGTAGCCGTGGACGCCTGCGTTGTAGGAGATTTGCTGGCGTAGTTGGTCCAGGGTGAGGTTCGCCGCTCGTTCCCGTAGCATTTCGCGGACCTCATCGGCGGTGACCGGGCCGCGTCGGAGGTCGCTGATTTGGACGTTCTGGGGGCGGGCGGCGCGGAGGTTGTGGCCTTCGCCTTCCAGTGCGATGGTCTTTTTGTTGACCTTGGCGATGCGGTACGGCTTGCCTCGGTGCACGATGAACTGTCCGACTTGGAAGTCTTCGGCGGTGAGGTCCGCGATGCGTCCGGCGTCGATGTGTTCCTGTCGGAGTTGCTTCTGGTAGTTGAGGTCGTCGGTGGCTTCCTCAATGCGGCGTTCAATGTCGGCGCGGTGTTGCCCGGTGGCGGGTTCGAACGTCTCCGTGTGGATGATCTTGCCGCTGCCGTTGCGGTGGTTGCGGGTGTAGCCGTCTCGTTCCCGTTCGAGGCGTCGAATGTCGGCCTCTAGGGTCTTGATGCGGTTGTTCACCGTGGTGGGGTTGTTGCGGTTCTCTGCGT